GGGGCCTGCTGGGGCTCGGGTTTCCTAGCAGGCATGGGGGGGTCATCGTCGTGCGCTTCCTCCCCCCCCTCAGGGGCTTCCTTGCCCGCTGACTCTTTCTCCATGGTATCGTACCACGCAGACATAGCTTCGTCCATATTCTGCACGTCCTGTGGGTCCAGGACCTTGCTATCATAGAAGCGTCCGTCCACGGTCATGTGCGCGAAGGGTGGGAGGCTGTAGGACTCCTCCTTGTTCATCCCCTTCTTTATGAGGTCGAAGCTGTAGTTCCAAACTCCCTTACGCTCGCCGCCCGCCGTCGAAAACACACGTGCCGCAATGATGCGGTACCGCTGCCAGCCCGCCTTATTATAGGCGAGTCCAACTGGGGTCTTGAACGTGTAATCGCGCCCGTCGTCGTAGGTAAAGGAGCGCCCGTTAGGGCCCACCGTTACCACACCCTCCACTGCGCCGGCCGAGTTCTTCACCTCTTCCGTACCTTGCCTAAGCTCGGTCTCGGGCAGGAGGCTATAGTAGTCTTTGTTGCCGATGCAGTTGGAGCCGACGAGGGGGATCAGCCCGCAGTCCAACACAACGTCGTGTGTTGAAGGGGTGACTTCCTCGAGGCGTTTGACGTTGGTCCAAGCCAGGCCCGCGCGATGTTTATCGCTGCTGGGTGCTGGAGGCTTGTACTTAGTCTTGGAATGTGGGCAGTAGAACGTGACCTTGAGGCCGTTGCTCTGGAGTGCCCTGTATGTGTCCACGTATGACTCGTGTGGAGCCGTGGGAAAGAGAGTTGAGTGCAAGCCGAAGTAGAAGGCCTGAGCTCTCACGTCTGGGTTGAGTACCCAGAGCGTGACCGGCTTGCCGTTGGCCAAGCCGACCTCCCTCCTTATGGCACGGGCCAACGTGTTGATCGTGGCCGCGTATGCCATGTCCCGCATTGCGCCGAGACAAGGATGGAGGTTCTTAATGTGGGATGTGTTCCTGGCTGAAAAGCTCAGCCTGGGACCGCCCTTTCCGAAGCGAAAGTTGTTGCCAACTTTTTCGAGCCACTCCGGAGCCACATTGTAGGGCTGACTGGCGACCTTTCCGAAGGCGCCGTAGGCAGATTGTTTCCTAGAAACGAGATCTGCATCGTGTAAGAAGACTGTGGGGGTGTTGGCGAGTTTTTCGTCTCGGGCAATATCCTTCTTCTTCTTCTTCACGCTAACAATAGCTTCTGCTTTCACTTTTTGTGCAGCTGCGTAACCTGCGGCCATTTTCTTGCTCATAGGTTTCTTGTTCTTCTTAGCGCGGAAGTTAACGGGCCTTTGGCCCTTTAATTGTTGAGTTTTATCGAAA